CCTTTCACCTGCTAGATACTCCCAGCTATAGGATAGTATCTTATAGGGTAGGTGTAGGGTGTAAGATACTACTCCCCTTATAGTAGTATCTAGCTCTATATAGGTATATATCTAATTTTAAAGATACCCCTATACATAAGACACATTTAACTTAGTGGGAGATACTCCCCTTACATAAGATAGGGAAACTTACACAAGGTAAGGGGGAGAAACTTAGAAGGGCAACCGCTTGACGGGGGAGTGTAGGGGGGTAGAATGTTGGAAATTCTGGAAATTCTGGAAATTCTGGAAATGTTTGGGAAGTTCACCAAAAGGGAACTTTTACAAAGGCAAGCAAAGCATCTTAATTTTGAACTTTCTTGAAAAATATCTCAAAAAGATGTTGACAAGGAGAAAGTTAAAAATTAAAATAGCTTCACCAACTAAGGGGAAACGAAAGTTTCTAAACTAACCGGAGCGAAAGTTCCACACTCAAAGGAGAAATTAAAATGAACGCAACCAACACACAAGTGCAAACACAAGCAAAAGTTAAAACTATCACAATTCACGCCGTTGCACGCTTGGCGGGCGCGGAAGAATCCCCTACTCTTTGGTTAGGTCGCGGGCGCAACGGGAAAGAGGCGCGAGACTTGCGCTTGTCTTCACCAATTCCTCGCCTTTCTGAGGATGAGGTATTGGAGTTAGCAGCATCCCAAGGGGCAAAGTTGGCAGAGTTTTTGACCGGACAATTTGAGGATTACATTTATAGCGTGAAAGCGCAACGAATGGTTGTAGGGGATTCGATGCAAGTTGAATTGCCTGCGGGTGAAGAATACGCGCCCTTTATCCTTCATGTTTTAACAGCAGGCGGGCGCACTCGCAAGATGCTCACTCAAGCTTCTATCTTGCAACTGCGCAAGAATGAGAACTTCCAAACCATGTGGAAAGCATGGGCAGCTTCACAAAACATTGCTGCGAACGTATTTGAAACACGCGCCTTGGACATCTTCCTGAACCCATGCTATCAAGCTAACCTCACATTTGACGTGGGCATGATGAAAGCATACGAACGCGCCATTTTCCACTTTCGCGGGATTGCTGACAGCATGAAGGGCGAAAGCCAAGAGAAAAATATCCTCTTAGCTGCAATCGGCGCACTGGAAAGCGCAAACTGGGTAGATTCTTCGGAAGGATTATAACTAGAAAGGAGGCGGAATTTAAAGGAAAGCAGCAGACTTCGTTAGTCTCCATTGGGGACTAACTAGGCAATGTTGCCTAGCAACTAAAAAGGAAACTAAAATGAAACTCCCAGAATCTTTCGCTCTTGCTATCATCTTAGCCTTAATTGCTATCCTGCTCACTGGATGCAATGCTACGGAAAAATCCGCAGATTGTAAGTCTAAAAGCGAACGTGCAATTGACGTGGCACGCGCAGAGGAAACAGGCACAAAATAAGAAACAAGGCGCAGCATTCTAAAAAGGATGCTGCCATCAGCCAAAGAAAGGAAACTTAACCAATGAATGCTACTATCTTAACAATCGAGGGCTTGACTTTTCAAGCCAATTGTGATACCTTATTGCTTTTGTGGGTAATGGGATACATTACATAAACTAGGCAGTCTCAAGCCTAGGAAACTTGAAACCTAAAAGGAGGAACTCAAAATGACACAGATATATGAATCCCCCCAAGAGGCACTAGAAAAGGCGATTAAGATTTGGCAACTTTTGGCAAGCGGTAAAGTTCTCTATAAAGAGGATGCTTACAATTTACTTTCCTTGCCAATGGATAAAGGAAATTGCCCATGCTGTCAGTACGATGCACAATTTTTGCCTAGCGGCAAGCACCATTGCTGCGATAATTGCCCTGTTAAAGATTGGGGAAGCGGGGAAAGCCACTGTTTAAAACCTAAAAGCACCTATGCAAAATGGCGTAGCAGTGATTATAGCGTAAGAGCCTACAAAGCGGCGGAAGTGTTAGTCATTCTAATACGTGCGTTAGAATCCTATGATAAGAAAGAAGGAGAAAGCAATGGAAAACCTGAAAATTAAAATTGTGCGAGGGGCTGAAAGATTCGCCCTTCCCCTTTTATGTATCTGTGGCTTCCTCTTGATGGGCTACATGGAAAAGCAAGCCCTCGATTCTAAAGAGGCTGCTATCATGGCGGCGCAAGCGGCGAAAGCTGCTGCGCAAGCCGCAACTAAACCTAAAGACACATACATCTTTCAATGTAAATAATCGGCTAGGCTAGAATCTAGCATAATCTAAATCCAGTAAGGAGAATATGATGCAAGTATTAAATTGGAATGAAGAACAGCAGCAAGCAATTGAAGCTTGCTCTGCTGGTAGCAGCGTAGTTATCACTGGCAGTGGCGGCACAGGTAAGACCACCCTAATGAAAGAAGCGGTGCGCCGTTGTACAACAGCAGAATGGATGCCGCGAATCTCAAGAGCTACTAAAGTGCTGCGCGCTGGGGAAGCTGGAATCGTCGTAGTTTCCTACACTCGCACCGCCGTGAATAATATCCGCGAAAAACTGGAAGGTGCTGCTACCTGTAGCACAATTCACGCACTGCTGGAATTTCAGCCTACGGAGATTGACGTGCCAACTAAGGATGGCGGCTGGAAAAAGTCCCGTGTTTTCATGCCAGCAAGGGATGCTATGAATCCACTCCCAAAAGAACTGCGCACGATTGTAATCGACGAAGCTGGCATCGTAAGTCTTGACCTCTTCGCAAAATTACTGGATGCTTTGCCTAACCCCGACAATGTACAGTTCATTTGCTTGGGAGACTTAGCGCAGCTGACTCCGCCTTATGACCATAGCATCTTAGGCTTCACCTTAAATCATCGTAAGGTTGTGGAACTTACGAAGGTTTATCGTCAGGCGTTGCAATCACCTATCTTGCGGTTTGCATTGCAAATTAAGGATGGGCAAACTTGGGGAAGCAATCAGTTCGCTAGTATCTGTGAGGATGGTGAACATGGTAGCATGACTGTTAAAGCACTACCAGCAAACATGGATGAATTTGTTTGCGCAGAAGCGGCAGGTCGCTACCTGCAAAAAGAGTGGGAGGCAGGTCGCTACGCGGAGCATGAAACAATTGTTATCTGCCCATTCGGGGACACTGCTGCCAGCAAGCATCCAGAACTCAAGTTCTCTGCTCGTAATCTCAATGTTAGTATCGCACAATTTCTGGGGGATGCTCGCAGCGCAGAAATCTGGGAAGTTCGCACCGGATTCCGCAACCTCTACTTAGCGGTAGGGGACAGAGTCCTGATTGACAAGGAGCGCGGAATTATTCGCAGCATCTCCCCGAATCGCTTGTATGGTGGTACGCCTCCACAAGCTCCTAGCAAGTTCCTCACTCGTAAGGGATTCTTGCCAACGGAGCACCGTAAGGGTGCGACGTATCTGAGTGTAGATGATATGCTCCATGAAATGCCAGATAGCAGCAACATGGTTCGTGCTGCCAGCGCAGTCGTTGAAGTAGAAATGGATGACGGGGAACTGGTAATTTTGAAGAACGCAGGAGACTTCACTGAAGCTAAGTTCTCTTTGGGATATGCGATTACAGCATACAAATCCCAAGGACAAGAATGGGAACGGGTTTACATCTTTACCCACAAAGCACATTCTATGATGGCAACACGGGAGTTTTATTACACTGCTGTCACTCGTGCTAAGAGACATTGCACGCTGCTTTGTGAACCTACTCACCTCTTTAAGATGAAGCAAGAGGTAGCAGGTAAAACATGGCAAGAGAAAGCAGCATACTTCCAGCAACGAAGCTTTCAAGAATCTTTATTGCGCTTCCCAGATGTGAAGTTATGGCTGGCGGAAGGTTCTATCGAAGAAGAAGGAGGAAATTAAAATGCAAGCAATCTGCCCTAAGAGTGGAGCAACTCTGTTTATTTCTCCCCGCATGGAACGCTGGGCGGTAAATGTCCTGCACCCACTCTTCTACACTTCCTTAGAAGACCGCGTTAATTTGGTATTAACTGAGTGGACTCCTGCTGCCAGCACCGAGGATAAGCTCCTTATGTTCGTAGCTTTGGCAGACTGTTTGCACCTGATTGACTGGCACGAAGGCTGCCCTGCGAAGGCAACCTTATGGAGCATGGAAATTGCAATCCCTTCCCTGCTGAAGTTAGCAGCATTACCTAAGCCAGTAGAAAACTTACCACGCGTTTCTGCTAGTGAAGCATCCAGCATGAAGTCTATGCTAGATGAAGTCTTCGCAAACCTTGACCAAATCAAGGTAGCAGATTGGTTAGCTGCGAAACGGGAAAGGCTGGAAGTAGCAGCAACACAATTGGTAGCAAGAGAAGGGAAAGAGAAACGCTTGCTGCGAGTTGTTGCACAGTGGGCGTTAGAAATGACTCGCCCTTTGTTTGCTGGTGAAGGAGTTGTACCAGCTACGGAACAACTCTGGCTGGAAATCTTACAAACCCCTGCGTCTGCTGTGAAAGCAGCAAACTGGGAAATTACAGATGTTCAAGAGTTGCAAGAGTTCATGCTTGCCAATCTGCCGATTGACTCTAAAATTTCCTTAGAAGTTCACAATCATTTGGAAACCTTAACTAAGGTAAACATCATCGAATCTATCGGGATTCCCTTAGTTATGGTTAAACCTAAGACTACGCCGAAACCTGTGCGTGAGTCTTTCCCAGATACAATCAGCTATGCACGTGCCTTAGCAGCATGGCACACGAATGGCTGAAAGTAGCAAGTTAAAGGTACTTGACAAAAACCTGAAACTGTAGTAAAGTGCGCATCACTGGCTGAGGGAAATAACAACAAGCCAGATTCTTAAATCTTGCTCAGTATGAGCTAATTAACTAAGGAATCTTTCATCATGGAAAACACAACCAACACACAAACAACTTCCGCAACTCAAAAATGCCTGCTGCACTTCAAAGCATCTTCTGCTGTCAGCTTCTCCGCAGAGGAAGCTGAAACCCGCAAAGCTGCTGGCTGGACTCAAAACGATAAGGGCTACTGGAAACGCCCTTCCGTTGAAGTTGAACTGCCTGCGCTGACAGCAGATGCAATCTTGGAAATGTTGGCAGAAGCATCTGAATCCAGCAAGTTCTTGGTTGAAGTTGCAAATGCTCGTATCTATGAAGCTGCACGTTTGGCAATTGCGGCTGAATTGGCGACCAACCCTGTTGCTGACATCAAAGAAATTGTTGCTCGCAGCCCTCTGGATTGGCAATCTCTGGCTGCTGACTTCTTCACCCAAGCAGCAGAAACCAAACGTACTGGCATCACTAAGGAAACTTGGGAAGCATTTGCACAAGATTACGTGCAAGTCATGTTCCAACATCCTTCGCAAGTTAAGGCAGACAATACCTTCAAACCAATTGAAACTATCCAACTGCAAGCTGCCCACTTGCAAGCGAAGTTTGCAAACTGCAAAGGCAACACAAACACTGTCAGTCTGTTGCGCCAATTCTTGGCTACATGGTACGAAGCAACTCCGAACCAAACAGACTACACTGCTTGCTTCTTGGCACTGGACGCACTGGCAGGCAAATACGCAGCAGCGGCTACCCAAGAGCTGTAAGCATAACTTGAGTTAGTGTTTCTAAGTAGCATCCGTAGTGGGTGCTACTTAATTAACATTAAGAATTAACATTAAGAATTATAGGTTCGCAGCTACCTAAGACGCTGCAAAGGAGAAGTTATCATGTATAAAGAAGGAGACTATGTTGTTCTTGCATTCACTCCGTTGGATAGAATGACAAGAACATTTGCGAAACAGCCACTGCGGCAGCATCCTATGAGAGTTTTGCGCTACTACCCTGCATACAATATAGGGAATTTGCTTGTCTTTGTACCTGAGCCTATCATTAAGGGCGGTTTAGGTTTGTACGCGCACGAGTCCTGCTGCCTTCCTGCATATGACACTGGGCGCAAATTGAAAGCATCAGAACTTGCAGATGGAACGTATCAAATCGAGTGGGATAGCCATGAAACCCGTGCTTCTTATGTCGCATTGCGCAAATGTTCTGCTGGTGGGTATTATGTCAGCAATGAAAGCAAACAAACTTTGCAGACTTTCTCTACACTGAAAGCAGCGCAAGCTGCTTATGCAGAGCAAGTAGCAGAGCAGCGTAAACTTCCCTTCTAGCTGAGGAGATAGACATGAAACCAACTTACGCAACTCCTCAAGAAGCTATCAAGAAAGCAATCAAAATCTGGGAAGTTATTGCAAGCCCAGAAGTAAGAGAAACTATCCCGCAGATGCACAAGCTTGCAGCTTATGTGCATCTTGAGCTTCCTGAGACAGACTTACACGACTGTCCTTGCTGCCAGTTTGCGGAAGAAGAAAGTAAAGAAACAAATAAACTTTTGTGCGAATGCTGCCCAGTGAAAGATTGGGGGAATGGCGAGATTTCATGCTGCAGACAAGGGTCTGCCTACAATGCTTGGTGCATCGCATCTTACGAAAATGATTTGGCTGAATCCGCAGCAGTGGTGGAAGTGCTGAAGGCAGCTCTTGCAACTTATGAGAAAGGAGAACCTGATAATGAGTAAATACAGTTCACCTACCTATGCCCTTAAAAAGGCAATCATCATTTGGAAAGTGATTGCAGCAGGTAAAGCACGGGAGAAAGCTGAAGCCTACACTGCTTTAGGAATCACATTCATTGACAGAAGTTATTGTCCCTGCTGCCAGTTTGCAGCAGATGCAAGGGATGCAATCATAGGGAAGGCTGAGGAAGCAATGTGTGATTTCTGCCCCGTGGAAGATTGGGGCGATGGCTCACAGCAATGCTTAGATTTATACCCTAAAATTTCATTCTACAGAGAATACAGGGAAGCTGTCTGTGCTGAGGATAAGGATGCAATAGCTGAGGCGGCAGCTAAAGTAGTAGCTACGCTGGAAGCAGCTCTTGCAACTTACCGGCAGGCAGATAAGGAGAAACTAAAATGATTTATGCAGATAAATCTGTGCACGCTAAGTATCTCTCCAAAGATGGGGAGCTAACTAAGGAAGCCTTGCATAAAGGCTACATTCAATATCTAGCAGAATCCAACTTAACAGTCACCTTGCAAGGTAGCTGGCACTGGAATGAGATTACAGGGGAGCAGGACGTAATATACACGGTAGCAATCGTGTCCCCGAAAAAAGCAGCAAAATTGAAAACTTTCTCACTGGCAGATGCACGAAAACAATTTCATCAATTCATTAAAGAAGCAAAGGAGCAATCATGTTAAACATCCATACACTCACAGCCTTGTTAGCTGATACTTTCACCACCGTTCATGTATCTTTCAACAACAACAATCCTGCAACTTATACCTATAAGACTCGCCTCCAGTTGCAAGCTGGGGATACGGTGGTTGTCCCTGTAGGTAAGGAAGCAGCATATCGTCTCGCCACAGTTGCTTACGCTGACAACTACGCTGACATTGATTACAATGCAATCTATCCTTACTCTTGGGTAATTGCCAAGGTTGATGATACTGCATACAAAGCACAGTTGGAGAAGGAAGCAGAAATGCTGCGCCTGATTAAACAGCGTATCGCAGATAAACAGAAATCTGCTGTCCTCTGCGACTTGCTGCAAGATACAGAACTCTCTTCGCTGATTGCACCTAAGTTAAGCCCCAACAGCGAAGATAACGCAGAATGATTGGCAGCGTTAAACTACCTGATGAAAGAATCCTGCTCATCTTCTCCGATGGGCAGAAGGTAAACATAACAATGAAAGATGCAGAAGCTCTAAAGATTCACCTCAATGAGGTTATCTTTGCCCCCTGCCAGCGAGAAGAAAGGAAAGAAAGATGCCAAGCTTCCTTGATTTAGTTTCCAACTTGAAAGCAGCAAAGAGGTCTTGGGCTACGACAAGACCTCCATCCCCTTCCAAGGAAGAGATTGCAGCAATCTTGCGCCAACATCCTCCCTTACCTTGGGTTGAAATCATCGACCTAATTCCAGAAGGGAAAGCATCTAGGATGCGAGCGGTCTTAGAACATTCCCACAAAGTAGGGCGTACAATGTATTACAAAGTTAAGGAGGACGTATGACACAAATTAAATTGCTGACTATGGAATCTGTTTTCTTGAAAGTGGAGAAAGGAGAAGAAGTTAAGATAGAGTTTGCAGAGTATTACAAGGCTATTGCTTTCGTTCCGAAGTTCCGCGTATATGCAAGCAAAGCAAGAAAGAAACTCAAAGCTGAATTCCCTGAAATTACTTTCCCTTCCATCAAATCTAACGTGGAACAAATTAGAGAAAAGTTTGTTGTGACTCTGGTTCATAAGGAAGCGCATAAACTATATGCAGTTATGGAGTAGGAAATGAGCTTACCAACATCTAAGTATAAAGATGCTTGGCAGAAGATACGGGATAGCGGAGGGGCAACTTTCCGCTATCCAAGAAACCTGCACAAGCGACTGGAGAAAGCTGTAAGAAATTACAAATCCCTAGACCAGAAAGCAAATGGAAAAGATTATGGATTTCTAGTTGTTTCTTGCGAAGGGGATGAAATTAAGTTCTCTTTCAGGGCTAGACAACATGATTCTCTATAGAGTTTCTTGCAAAGATTTCAAGGAGTCTTTGCAAATTAACTTTAAGATTTATAGGAACGCTGCACCTAGGACGCAGCAGGAGAAATTAACATGGACACTCCAGTATTGAAAGGTAAGGTAATTAGCAAGGAACTTTTCGGTGTACTAGAAGCTGAATTTGCTTACGATGATTACATAGAAAAAACGCGTCTGCGGGACTTGTTGCTCCAGTATATCGCGGACTTGCCATTGATAGCAGAGCAGGCAGCAGCTTTTGTTTCTTTTGCTGCTCGCATGGAAGAGGTGCTGGAAGATTTACGTGACGTTCAACTCACGTTAGAATCCCGCAACACCGAGCTTGAGCGCAGACTCTCTCTCCTAGAGAAAGCACTTTGCACTACGGCTGGTATGTTTAATGGGAGGGAAAATTAACATGGATATCGAAGAACTTAAATTGGAAGTAGGTGAGTTGAAAGCTTCGATGGAAGCTGACTCCCCAGATATGCGTAATTACTTATTACGCATCCACAAGAATCTTTTAACCTACCCAGAATTAACATATCTTCTGCAGCCTAGCGACCGTGCAACAATCGTTGCTGGGCTTTGCAAGATTCAGGGAATCCAACTGGAGACGAAAGCTGCAAAGCCTAAGTCTAAAACAGCTATGTTAAAAGCATTGAGTAGCGTGGAGGATTTATGACAACCTCCCTTCAAGATATTCTTGATGGTGTAGGTTTACACGCAACTACGCCAACTGGCACAAGCTACAGACAGCAGACCTCTGCTATCAATTGCTTGAGTTATTCTACGCAACTTACTTTGCATGGATGCCCTCGCCGCTTTCTTCTGGATAAGCTAACAGCGGAAGCCCACAGCGAGCAAACTTCAAATGTGGATTTCCTGTTCGGTCATGCTGTTGGTGCGGGGGTGCAGAACTTCCTAGCTACACAGGATGCAGACAAAGCAATCTTTGAAGCCTTCATTTCTTGGAAGGGAGACTTATTCATCGAAGGTTCTCAGCGTAAGCGCAAGAGTTTCTGGTATGCAATGACTGCTATCCAGCAATTCGCTTCCCTGAATATCTTGGATGGATGGAAACTCGCAGTAATGGGTAATGGGCAACCTGCAATTGAAGTTGCATTCTCCCTAAACTTGGAGAATGGCTATCGTTATCTTGGTCATATTGATGTTATCTTGGAAAAGGACGGAGAGTTTAAGATTCTGGAACTCAAGACAACATCTGCTACCGCTGTGGACGAAGCCACGTATAAGAACAGTGCGCAAGCTGTAGGGTATTCCTTAGTTTTGGATGCCTTGAAAGGGAAGCCTAATTACACAGTCATGTATCTTGTGTATAAGACTTCTGCGCAAGAGTTTGAGATTCTTGAATTTTTCAAGACTCGAATCCAACGTGCATCTTGGCTGCTGCAATTGCAAATAGATTGCAACATCTTAGATACATTCCGTCAGATTGATTTCTACCCAATGCACGGCGAGAGTTGCCATAACTTCTTCCGGCAATGTGAGTATTTCGGAATGTGTGATATGAAGTCTTATGTGGACGGGAAGAAAGCAGCAATGTGGGAATCAGCACCAGATTCTCCTGTGGAAGGTATCACTTATTATTTCAACCTAGCAGAGATTGAGACCTCTGCTATTTCTTAGGAGGCTATAATGGCAACAGCAAAAGAGTTAAAAGATGACTTACAGAATGTTCCTGATGACCAGCAAGTTTGGGCTAAGGTGGACGGTAAGTTATTTGAAGTGGATGGGCTGCTACCTCGCGGTAAAGCAGTCCTGACTGAAATCCCTCAAGAAGAGGAGGAAGATAAAAATGGGTAGCTTAGTTGACTTTTTCGACCAGCCTCGCTGGATTGATGCTCTTATTTATGGGTCACCAAAATCAGGTAAAACTCTTCTCGCTGGCAGTTTGGCAGAAGGAATGAAAGTTATCTGGGTAGATATTGAAAACGGTGTGCATACTCTGCGCCAACTCCCTAAAGAGTGGCTTGCAAATATCACCCTCATCAGTATCCCAGATATTCGCACAAATCCTGCTGCTGCTACCACAGTAGTTGAGATGCTGAAAGGGGCGGAAGGTTATGTGTGCAACCAGCACGGTCGCTGGAAATGTGCAAGCTGTAAAGAACCTTCTCAGCATCAAGTTGTAAATTTAGGTGCAATGGAGGCAGATTCTGTTGTTGTTTTTGATGGCATGACCCAGTACGCTACCAGCGTAATGAATGCAATTACAAGCGGCAAGCCTGTATCTTACGTACCTAACTGGGAAGATTATCGCAAGCAAGGTCTGGATATTGCTAATATGCTGGCAATCTGGAAGCAATCGAAATTCAACCGTGTTGCGATTTCACATGAAACTTTCACAGAAACAGAAGATGGCAAGCGCATTTATGCTGCTGCGATTGGGACAGATAAGTTTGCCCCATTCGTGGCAGGTACATTCAACAATGTCATCTACATGGATAAACGCAACGATAAATTTATTGGTGGTTCTACTGCCAATTTCAAGATGGGCAGCCAAGCAGGTAGCCGTGAGGGATTCGAGCTGGAGAAAGATACCAGCAAATATCAATCTCTGCTTCCTCTGTTTGGTCGCACAAGTAAGCGTAAGTAATTACGCAAATAATAGCAGCAAACTTAAATAACTTAATTGGAGAATAACATGAGCACAAAACAAACAGCATTCGATTCCTTGGCAGCTTTCATGGACACACCTTTGGAAGACATTGTTTCCTTGGATGACTTGAACATTCCTTCTGGCACTTACGTCACTCGCATTGAAGTTGAAGAAAAGCAAGGCAAAGACGGCAAAGCACCTTCCATCATGGTAAAACATACCTTGCACAACATTGTCGAAATTCCAGCAGATTGCATCCCTCCAAAAGAGGGTGCAACCTTCATTGAATTCTTCAGCTTGGGTTCTCCGAAAGGCATTGCAGCTTTCCGCAATATGCGTGAACTGTTTGCAACTGAAACAGGTAAATCTGGGCTGGAATTACTGGAAGCAATGCAAGGTGCAACAGTGCAAGTTTCCTTGAAAGTCAGCAAGGCTAAAGATGGCGATATGGTGTTTTACAACACTGCCCACATGACCATCGTTCACTAAGAACTAAGTCTAGGTAGCAGAACCCGCAGTTAGGGGTTCTGCTTCATTCTTCACGCAGATGAATGAAGCAGAAGTCTTATCAACAGCAAGGAGAACATGATGTTCAAACCTATGAAATCAAGTCCAGTAAATCTGGCAACTTTACGCTACCCAGTTTACGCTTCACCTAAACTAGATGGTATCCGTTGTGTTGTTCGTGATGGCAAGTTGTGGAGCAATAGCAATAAGCTTATTCCAAATGTGAATGTGCAGGCTAAGTTCAAACATTTGGAAGGATGCGACGGTGAATTGATTGCAGGAGAGCCAAATACGGAAGGTGTCTGGAACCACACAATGAGTATTGTTAGCAGTAAAAACAAATCAGCAAACAATGTAAGTTTTTATGTTTTTGACTCTGTGCTTTCCCCAGATTTGGCGTATGACTTACGTTATAAATCGCTGCTTCTAGCTTCACTGAACAGCAGAGAACAGGACAGAGCACAAGATGTGCTTTACCAGAAGCTTATCCATAACGAGGAGCAGCTTCTTGCTTACGAAGAATACAGCTTAGCAGAGGGGTATGAGGGTATCATGCTGCGTTCTCCATCTGCCCCCTATAAGTATGGGCGCAGTACAGCAAATGAACAATATCTCCTCAAGATGAAACGCTTCCAAGATGATGAAGCAATCGTAGTTGGCTTCACTGAAAAGCTGCACAATTTAAATCCCGCAGAAGTGAATGAGTTAGGTCACCTGCATCGTAGCTCTGCTGTTGATGGCAAAGTTCCTGCGGGTACGCTTGGTTCAATCCAAGCTAAATTCAAAGACCAAATCATTAACATCCGTGGCAGCATTACGGATGAAGAAGCTCTTCGCATTTGGAATAACCAAGCAGCATATCTCGGCAAATCTTGCAAGTTTAAGCATATGCCCTACGGAGCTAAAGACACAGTGCGCCAAGGAATCTTTCTCGGTTGGCGTGATGATTTCGATTTAAGCGGAGATTGACCATGCAAGACTTAAAAGCAAGAGCAGCACAAGTTGCTGCCATGCAAGATACACAGCAGGTAGAAAGAAAGCCAATTTTGTTTATAGGCACTCCAGATGATATGGAACATGACAGAACATTGAAGTCCTTGCTGATTGGCTACAATGTTCTTACATATACCAAACCCGTGGATAGTTTGCAGCAAATTCTTCACGCCTGCAAGACTCGTGGAATCTCTGCAATCTTAACAACCTCAGCCCAGTTCATCTCACTATTGGCAAAGAAACCTCGTGTAAATTTGGATGATTACGCTGGCAGCGTCTTGTATCTGGAGGATATTAAGGTAGTTTGCCTGAATCCTTTGGAGCATTTCAATACTGTTCCTCACGGAAAACATTTAGCTGCACGCTACATTAGCAAGATTACGAAGCCTCAGAACTGGTTTAAGCAATCTGACTTCTCTTGGGAAGTGGCAACACCAGCGACACTACCTGCAATCTATGAACGCTTTCGTAAGGATGCTTGGCTGATTGCAGTGGATATTGAAACTTTGCGCGATGGATTACAGATTGATATTGCTGGGTATTGTGCTATCTTCCACGATGGAACTACCCACAGTATTACAATCTCTATCTGTGATGAAGATTCCCTCTTATGGGCTAAGAAGTTTAATGAGCTTCCACAAGATAAAATCTTCCAGAACGGGAATTATGATAACACATACTTCCTGCGCTGGGGAATCCCTCCTGTTGCATACTTCTGGGATACACTGCATATGTTCCATAGCTGGTATGCGGAACTTCCAAAGTCTCTAGACTTTATCACCAGCTACCTTCTCCCAGATTTCATTTACTGGAAGGATGAGAAAGGGAACAATCGTGCAGATGACTATCTCTACAATGCAAAAGATACTTGGGCAACTGCCAACTGCTTCTTAGCTTTGATGGCAGAAATGCCTGCATGGGCAAAGAAGAACTACACGATGGAGTTTCCTATTGTGTTCCCTTGCATTCAATGCGGGCTGGAAGGATTCAAGATTGATGAAGGTAAGCGCAAGGAAATTGAGAAGGTAGAAACAATTAAGCTGAACGCAGAGTTGCAAAGTTTGCAAGAATCTATCGGCAACCCTTCCTTTAATCCTAGCTCGCCTAAGCAGGTACTGCAACTCTTGCATATCTTGGGACATACAGATGCAAAGAGTTCTGATTCCAAGACATTGGAAAAGTTGAAGACAACGCACCCACTGACTGCTTTCTTCATTGAAGCAATCACAACCTACCGCAAGGCACGCAAATTGCTAACAGGCTATGTGGAAAGTGAGTTGCTTGCAGGAAGATTCCTTTACGCTCTTAGTCCTGCTGGTACAACCACAGGGCGACTGGCAAGTAAGGCATCAAACTTTTGGGTAGGTTCTCAAATCCAGAATATCCCTCCATCTGCTAAATCCATGTTTGTTGCGGATGATGGCTGGTTGCTGGCAGAGTTGGATAAGAGCCAAGCGGAGGATAGATGCGTTGCCACTTTGAGTGGCGAACCTGCCTTATTACATATCTTTTCAAGTGGACAAGATAGTCACTCCTTTAAAGGAAGTATGTTCTTCGGTATCCCAATGGAAGAAATTATTGCGCAGGAGAAAGCTAAGAAGCGAGGAGAATTCAAAGGTATGTCTCTTCGTGATTTGGCTAAACGTATCAATCACGGCGCGAACTACAACATGGGTGCTGGTGTTCTTTTGCAGACTATGGGGATTGCAGCAGTAGCTAAAGCTCGCAACTTGCTAGGGCTTCCTGCAACTTTGCCTCTGCACAATGTCTGCCAACATTTACTTGGAATCTACGAGAAAACTTTCCCTGCTGTTAAGGGAAGATGGTACTCCAGGATTAAAGCAGACATCGCAGCAACTAAGATGCTAATAGGTGCAACTGGCTGGACTCGCTACTGTTTTGGCGACCCAATTGCAAGTAAGCAACAACTGAATGCTTATGTTGCCCACAGCCCCCAATCTCTGAGTGTTATGATTGTGAATAAAGAGTTCTATGCTATTTGGTTATGGGCATTGGACAATCCGCAGCATATCCGCATCAAGGCTCAGGTACATGATAGTATCGTATTCCAGTATAAGGAGGACTGGGTTGTGGATAAAGTTATGAGTTTGATGCAAACAACGGTGCAAGTGACTGGCAGCGATGGAGTTGTTCGTGACTTGTATATTCCAACAGATTCCAAGAAGGGAGGAAAGTCATGGGGTGGTTAATATGTCTGTCCTAGCAGATTACCTAAAAAATTATATCCGCAAAAGTGAGTCTCCAACTCGCTATCATCAGTGGTGTTTCATGTGTGCAGCATCTTCAATGTTAGGGAGAAGTATTCATCTTCCTTTCGGAGACAGCAAAATCTTTCCTAACCAGTATGTGATGCTGATAGGAGTTCCGGGGACACGTAAAAGTAGCGCAATCAACACTGTGCGTAAATTGATGCAGTCAGCAGGGTACACTGCTTTTGCTCCAAACAACACAACTAAGGAGAAGTTTCTTATAGACTTGCATAAGGGTACAGAGACTGCGGAAGGTTTCACAACTATTATGGACATCCTTGGGGAATCTCGTAAATCTGAGATTATGATTCCAGCGGATGAGTTCACTGATTTCATCGGTGCAGGAAATGCAGAGTTTCCTCAGTTGCTTGGGGTACTTTGGGATAACGTGCAATCTTATGAGGTGCGTATGAAGAATAGCCCTTCCTTTAAGATTGCAGAACCTTGTGTGAATATCCTAAGTGGCAGCACAACAACTATGTTCGCTAATGCTTTTGACCCTAAGTTAATTGGGCAAGGCTATACCAGCAGACTTATCTTGGTGCATGGCAATCGCACAGGAGTTAAGATTACGATTCCACCTGCGCCAGACAAAGCGCAAGTAGCCCGATTCTCTGGAATCTTTCAGCGGATTCGAGCAGAGTTGCGTGGTGCTGTTTCCTTCAACCAAGAAGCGTATGATGCAATCGACTGGATTTATGCTAATTGGGATGAGATTGATGACATACGTTTCAATAACTATGGGAGTCGCAGACATACGCACCTATTGAAACTTGCTATGACATTCGCTTCACTGGAATGCCGAATGGAGGTAGTAGTTGAGGATGTTATTTCAGCACATACCTTACTCTGCATAACTGAGGAGGAAATGCCAAAAGCACTAGGAGAGATTGGTAAGGGAAGACACAGTGAAGTAGCTAATAAAGCTGTAGAATATATCTCTTCCATCTTCTCCTCCACTAACAAGTCTGTAGAAATGCAGGATATTTGGAAGCACGTTTGCCAAGATTTGGATGGTATCAGACAGCTTGGTGATGTGTTGCAGGGACTTACACAAGCTGGAAAGATTCAGCAAGTAAGAGGAGGATATTTACCTGTAGTTAGACCTAAGAAGGATACAGGTAAATACTTTGATTTAACTTTGATTGGAGGAAGATAAAATGAGCTTTAAATTGCGTTGGATGTGGTGGAAACTTAAATGCTTGGCAGGTTTCCATCGTTATGTAGAAGTAAGTAATGCAGGTTTCCGTAAGAAAGGAAAGCGTCGTATTGTATGTGAGATTTGCGGGAAGGCTGCACCTATTCCAGTAAGCAACCCAGCAATCACAGCAAGCGCAGTGCGTAAAGCAGAAGAATTTGTGAAGGGAGGAAATCATGTGTGATTGGCAAGCAGACAATGCAGAGTTTGTAGAACTGGCGGAATTCAAGAAACGCCACTCCTTCCAAGAGCAAATTAAGTTATGCCGTACCTTGATTGTGGAGGAAGTTAATGAAGAATTGCTATCCTGCCTCTATCCTAAAGGAGAGGAGTTCTCCTTGGAAGAAGAAGTCACAATCGCAGATGGCATCATTGATAGCATCTACGTCTTGATGCAACTCGCAAATTGCGTTGGGCTGGACTTAGAACCTTTATGGGACGAAGTTCATGCAAGCAACATGAGCAAGTTTGTTCCTGTCTTCGGTGGTGGCATGGCTGCACTGCGACGAGCAGATGGAAAGATTCTTAAACCTGCAACATTTACTCCTCCAGACTTAAAGACCTTGGTAGAAGCCCAACGTAATCTGCGCAAGATGCAACCTACACAAGGTAGTTTGTTTCCATAAAAGAAAGCCCTCCATTGGTATGGAGGGCTTTTCTCATTCTTCCTGCTCGAATGCTGGAGAATCCGCACCTACGATAGCGGCAAAGTTTCTTGCCACTGGCTTGCGCAAACTATCCATCGTTCTAGCTACAACATCTTCGCTTTGGTCTTTCATCTTATCCAGAATAAACTTGCGGTACTGCTCTGGATTTCCTCCTGCCTTAGCATATTCCCCAGCAAACTCATGCCACTTATCTGGGTCAATCGTGCCGTCAGCAGCTTCCAAGCGAACTGCTCTTGCAATCTCCTTACGTCTTTCACTATCCCACGCTTCATACGCACGGCTGCGATATACTGCATCCGACGCAATAGCTTCAGTCATTGGCTTACCGCCAGCAAGTCGGACAGCATTGCTAAGATTCAGCAATCCTAAAGATTCATCCAGACTGCTAATTCTCTTGCCTTGAGAGTCATAGGAAGCCCCCGCTAAGATTGTACCTACACCAGACAATGCACGACTAATCCCATTTTGCTGCAAGGCTTGATAGAATGCTTGGTCAAGCGGTGCTCCATTTGAGATATTCTGCGCCGTGTTTTTGATGTTCTTCATAAAGCCTAAAGTAGCCTTATATAAGATTGTATCTTCTGGCGATGTTGGAATCACAGTAAGCTGCCGAGGGTTAATATCACCACGGGTAAACATATTAGTCTTAAGTTCAGGTGAAGCTAAACCCAAGATATTACTGCCAGCACCATACAGTACCCACTCTGCTGCATCTTTCCCCAAGAGAGAATTGGAAGCAGAGTACAAATCAGCATGGCTGGTATTCCCCGAAGCATCAGCGATGATATGCTGATTGATAGCATCCCAGCCAGGGAGACCTTGCATACCAAAGATAGCAGTCTGCGTGCCTAGCAACATAACAGCAGCCCGCTTGTCCCCACTACCAGCATGGCGAAAGAGTTGTTGCATCAAGTTCACTTGGTACGTCATAAACAAACCTACAGCTTGCCCGATATTACCTTGGAACATAACTGGGCGTTGCGCAGCAACGGTATTACCTTGAATGCGATTTAATGCTGTGTTGAGATATACGTTGGCTTCAGACTTACTTGCCATGATACCTTGTTCCATTGCCTTATCTGTAATCTGGCGCATACCATCAACAGCAAGAAAGCGAGTAAAGCGTTCAGCAAAGTTTCCTCCGCTCCACTTTCTTCCCTTTTCCCCGATTGCCATCAAACTATCATAGACCTTTCGGTTCAAGTCAGCAGCAGATTCAGCCCCAGTAAAAGAAAGATTATCCACAATTTGTTTCATGTTGTGTAAATCTTCCGTCACAAACCCTTGAGACTTGTAATCCTCCACTAACTCCGAGCCTGTTTTCTTAACCCAGCCATACACGCCGGAGTCTTTGCCAATCTCTCCCCAGACTTCACCGCCAGTAAAGAACCGTTTGATACTTGTCCCTAGCAACTTGGTTGGTGCAAGAAAACTTCCGCCAATTTCAGGAATGTTTACATGAGCCAACTTGCCAGCAACACTTGTATCCTTCTTGGCAATTGCATTTAAGACAGACCCCATCTCAGCATTCTGCAAAACCGCACTACCAAAGATATTGGTGAGGTGGTTAAGTACCTCAATGCCCAAGGTAAATGTGCTAATCAGAGCATTACCACGACTAACTGCACGAGAGAAACTTGGGTTGGTGTTGATGACATCACCAAACATAGCTTCTGTGGCGCGACTAACTCCTGGCATCCCTACAGCTTCCGCCACCTTATTAGTCTTATCTGCCCAAGCATCCAACTCAGCTTCGCTTACACTCTTTCCTTTACGGCGTACAACTTCCATGAAGGACTCACTAACATCCCCTAGGGTTGCGAGAGCTTTGCTGCCAAGATTCTCTGTGAAGCGATTACCTACAGCCCATAGATGATGCTCCTCCATCGTGCTAAGATTGAGCGCAGTCTTGATATGGTCAAGGTAGGGATTCTTAAGGTTCTCTTCCAGCTTCTTACCACTAGCCAATGCACGAGAAGTTTCAAGTTCCGTAATGTCCGCACCTTGACCTTTCAACTGAGCGAAGGCTTCCGCATAGCGACTTTCTACAATATCCCGAACTGTGCGAGCAGCGGCACGTTCATGGAATGCAAGATACTCATTCAATTGTACCTCACCTGCACGGCTATCCTGCATTGTCAGCAATGGGCGAGCTTCACCCATAACGCCAGCTTTGCGCAACGTAGAATCAATACGGCTTTCATTGATACCTTTACTGAAGATATAATCCCCGTGAGCCTTGTGATATTCCGCTGTATCTTTCTTTGTCAGGAATTCATAGTGGTCTAAATTCCCTCCCTCTGCTTGGATAGCATTCTTTACATTGTCAATCTTCTCCTGCAACGCTTCCGCAGTATGAGCTATAATGGCACTTACATTGCTGTCTCTTCCAACTAGCATAGGATTGTGGCGAACAAGAACAAAATAGTTTGTCTTGTTCATATCCACTGGAGGAACATACACAGGAACAAAATCTCCTGCGTGTCTTTCATGCTCCAAAACATCCCAGCCACCACGAACAGTTGCAAGCGCAGACTGCGCTTTACGGTTCTTCAGGTTAATTTCAGAGTGTGTTTTCAGGAAATCTTCCACTTCCTTAGGCACACCCAATCTTTCTGGATTCTTAACAGCATCAATTGTTTTATCAATTGCAGCCTCTGCCGGATTCAGACGATTGAGAGCTACATCCAATCGTTCAATCCCTCTTTCACCAATAACATACTTAGCATCAGTCAGACGCAATTTCTCCGTGACCAGAATTAAAGCATCCTGCAAATCCTTGCTATCTGCAATCTTCAGCACATGGGGGCGTAAAGCATCACTTGCGACTGACTTGAGTTTCAGGGCAGAATCCTGTACCATACGCCCAATTGCTTGTGCAGTTGCACCTAGCGTATCATAATTACCGTCAGCGAAGGATACCTTGCCAGCAGCTTCTGATACGCGAGACGCAGTTTTGGCTTGCTTGAGAAGTAATTGTTCCTCAGGAAGCAAGTCAATCAAGTGAGGTAAATCTACCTCACGCAGTGCTGCTGCTGTTCCAACATGACGCTCTACCATATGAGCACGCGCAACTTGCTCTGCGCGTGCTATAGCTTGAGCACCAAATGTAGGAGAACCCAGTTCCAATCCAGCCTTATTCACAGCAGCCATATCGTAGGAGATTCGAGCGTAGCGAGGTTTTGCGTAAGATTCCAACATCTTAGCTGCATCCATAGGCATATCCCATAAAGCTTGCGCCCCATTTTCTGGGAGGTTAAGAATACGCAGTACATCTTCAGGAGGCACACCTTGGGAGGATAACTCTCCCATCTTAGCCTTCTTAGCAGAATCCAGCGCAGAGGAGAGACTTTCACGATTCCACAGGCGACCATTTACAGGAACTTCAAATCTTCCTTCTTGCAGAAGTTTCTCTACCATAGGGAAGTTTGTCAACTCAACCCCAGAGGTAGGAAGCTCTGTATGTGCTGCAAGCAGATAAGCTGCTTGCGCATCCTTAACAGTAGCAACTTCGGTAGGCATAGCAATTCTTTCAATTGCCTTACCTTCAGCGTCACGAGCAAAGATAACCCCGACTTTAGGTGCAACTTCAAGACTGCGCATACCTGGGATGCTGTCTGCAATGCCTCCAGAGATAGCAGCATCCCCATGGAACATAGCACCTGTCTGCAAATCTAGAATCTGGCTGCCCGCTGCTTCACCTTCATCTAAGCGAGAGACACCTGTAGCTAGATTCATCATGGAATGGGTAGCTTCAACTGTCTGCTTCTTAATTAAGGTGTGCAGTTGCGGAGTAATACCGCCGTCACCCCCACCAAAGCGTGTGATTTCCTCCGCCAAGTTGGATGCGTCTGTGGCTTTAGCCCGAACAATGTTATCAGATGCAGGCAGAAACTTAGTTCCAGTAGCCCCTACAACTTTTTCCATATCCGCCATACCTACAGCTTTCTTAACTCCGTAGTATGTTTTGGCTGCACTGAAGCTGCCCATGATGCCCCCGCCAACAAGCCCACCTTTCAGAGTATTCCAAGCGATGTCAGTAGCATCCATCCCCTCATACATAGGGGATGCCAATGTTGTGGATAGTGCTGCTATTTCATATGCCAGAGCTTCCATAGCCTGCGCACCATAACCACTTGCAATGGCTTTCATGGTAGCACCCTGCAGGGGATTGAATACAGCATTGGAGGAAGCATTAACATACTTGGCTTCCTTGCGCAAAGTCTCCATGCGAGACACAGTTAAGCCGAAGGCATCCATAGCACGCACACTCTGAGATAGGGCGCGATATACTTTTACGCCAGCAGTTCCGGGGATGATACCACCAGCAATCAAGCCAAGAGTATCTACGCCTTGTTGGTGCTCTTGGTAGAAATCTGCTGCGCTGCCAAAACCTTTATCACGCAGACTGGAGATGGCACTTTCATCCTCATATTCCTTATCCTGCCCAGTCATGAGGTTATCTACAGCGTTGAAGATACTTCCAACACTATTCTTAGCTCCGTAATAGGCAGAAGCAGCTACTGCTACAGTGCCATCAGCAGCAGCTTGAAACCAGCTTCGTTCACCTGAGGCTGAGTTTTCGTTATCTGCTGCGAAGGAGATTGTGTTTAAATCAGACATAGCTACTTCCCTTTCTGCATTTGTAGTCTATAGACCCACTCAACTTCATTAGGGTCTGTAAGATTCTTCACTTTGGTGACAGTTCCGCCATAATTAAATCCAGCAATTGTGGGCTGTACGCCCAAAGAAATTTGCATGGATTTAGGTGCTTGGAAACCGTTCTGGGTAAGAGGTGCTGTGCGAGATACAGTATCCAAGCGCAGGCGATTATATTCTGCAAATTTCTTGGAAGCTTCTCGCACTGCCTCATTTTCCTTAAATGCTGCCCCATACTTACCAGCTCCTAATGGCAGTGACTCTGCCCCGGAAATACCTGCATCCTTTCTAGCCTTCTCTAAGAAGATTCCCATCATCGTCTCATTATCTACAGCAGCACCTTGCTGCAAAGGAAGAGCAACTTCAGGGAACTTAGACAGCAAGTTAGGCACATGAGTCTGTAATTCTGCTGGAGACATACTCGCAGCCTGCTGTGCAAGAGTAGCAGTCACAGCTCGTTGAGAGTATGTTTGCTGCACAGTGGCTCTTTCTGCTGGTGGCAATGCCTCGAAATCTGCTTGCTTAATCTTCTGCCCACGCCACAGGACTCCTCCTTGTGTAAGTTCAGCGTCCAACTGCTGCTTACCTTGATTCATCGCTTTGGCAAGTTCTACCAGAGGTTTAGATGCTCTCTCCTTATCTGCATAGCGAGCAATAACTTCCGCATTAGCAGGGTTGATTGTGTTGGAGTACGCAAATTGAGCCAGAGCATCTTGCTCTTTCTGCGAAACTGTTTTCAGCAGGGATGCGAAAGTTCCAGGAGCAAGACCCATATTCTGTTCAGCAGAAGCATAAGCAAGTTCAGAGTATTTAGACCCTGAGATTTGAGCATCTCTCCAAAGGCGTTCATTCTGACCAGAATCCCACTTGAGCTTATCCACAAGAGATGCGTGGTTCTGCGCTGTGACTTGGCGTTGTGCTCCTCCGAGTTGAGCTGCATTGGTATAGCGAGCTTCTTGTGCGCTGGCAATAGCTTGCTGTGTCATATTGGAGGAATTCAGCAAACCTGTAGCAGTCTTGTAGGCAGTCTCCGCCGCCTGCATCTTGATTGCATCTAACTCAGCCAACTTGCCTGCTTGAGTCAGCGGGTCTAACTGCGCGCGATATGCTGCATCTGCTTGGGCAGCCTCAGCCACACCTTTTTCCATACTGTTGCGCATGGTGGTTTGTGTTGCATCTAGGGTATTATGTTGTTCAATCAACCCATTGACAGTGAACTGGTTAAGAATCCACTGCATTGGGTTATCCGCAAACTTAACCCTGTCCATTGCAGCAATCTGTTCAGCTACTTTCTGCTGAGCTTCTGCTACTGATGCAATCTTCACCCCAGTTTCAATGGTTTGTTGACGAGAGCTTCCATAAGCTGCGTTTAACTCCTCCCGTCTTGCAGCTAACTCTGCATCACGCGCCTGTCTTTCTTGCAGAGCTACTACCTGATTTGCAGTTGCCACATCTCGTTGAGCTTGCTGCGCCCGTGCCAACTCCTCTTCCTTGGCACGATTAGTTAGTAGGGTATCTGCAAGAGTGGCTTGTGCAGCTTGTGCTGCACGTTGCGTATTTACTTCCTCAGCACTTATTGATTGGTGCAAAGTAGGGATGCTTGCACCTGCTGCTTGCTGCATGCGCGCACGCATAGTTGCTGCTGGATTCTGTCCCTGGGTAATGCCCACTCCATTCCCAGGAACTACATTATTGAAGTCTGCCATGATTCTCTCCTACCAAAGACCCAAGAGGTTTCCGAGGTCTGCCGCCATCTGAGACAGTCCACTACCTACACCGCTGATAGTGCTAGATGCGATAGATGGAGCATTTGTAAGTACGTCTGTTGCCAGTTGTGGGGCACTGTTTGCTAAATCTTTAGCGGCTCCAGTTGCCCCAGATACCATGCCACTCACACCTTGGTTCAAGGCAGACATTGGTTGCTGCAAGTCATTGATGCCAACGGCACTTAGCAACCCGTTAAGAGCAGCAGCTCCTGCGTACCCTGGAATCATGCCAAGTGCCCCGCTAGTGGCGATTGCGTTCCCAGCTTGCCCGAAGTTTCCGTTGCTACTGATAAGCGCAGCTAAATCATTAGCCCAAGGCAAGGAGGATTGCAACCCTGTATCTGCTTGCATGGCATTGGTGGTGCCTCCCAGAGGTAATGGATTGATGCCACCAGTAGATGCAGCTGTTGCAGCAGTTTGGGCAGCAGTTTGGGCAGCAGTATCTGTAGCTCCTGGAAGTAGACCTACCTTGGATGCAAGCTGTGCCCCAGCAGTGAGGGCTGCCAATGCAGCAGCATTCCCAGTATTAACACCTGTTTTTGTGGATTGCACAGTAGGCATTTTTGTGTTTGCTGCAATCTGTGCACCTACATTAGCTGCTGCTTGCTGTTGAGAAAGCAAAGCCTGCTGTGCCTGCCCTGCAAGTCTAGCATTCAAATCATTTTGCATTTGCATAGCTTGCGAGCTATTGCCGGGAGACATACCCGCACCTAATGCGGCACTTGTAATTCCTGGCATATTTGTTTGTTGCCCCAATTGGAACAGTTGCTGAATTAAAGCTTGCATCCCAGCAGCAGTTGTTCCAGGCAGCATGTTCCCATACTGCTGCTGCAATGCTTGGATATTACCGCCACCACCAGAAGATGTGGTGGTACCTGTGGTGAGTAAGGAACCTAATGCTGCCAAAGGATTATCTCGTGTTGCCATCGCTACCATGTCATTTCTCCTAAAGATTTATTTTTACGTACAGGATTCCTGTGGCTATGCCGATACCTACTTTGATTGGGGTAGTTCCAGGAACGGCAGATACAGAGCCAGGGGAGTTGGAAAGGTAGTACAAAGTTCCAGAAACTACCCCGGTTATATTTAACATACCCTCAAATAAGATAAACTCTCCCCAACCAAGCGCAGCGCAGTTTGTTGTTGCATAACCTATAACCGCAGTCATTGTTGTGGCATCGGCTAGAACTACCTTACCAGTAGCGTCTAATGCAATTAACTGCCCAGCAGATATAGCTACTGCTGCCTGCTTATACAGCTTGCGCATTCTTGCTGTCTGCACCGAAGTTGCCGGGGTAATCCCACTGTATTCTGCTGGGTTTGGAATCCAAGCACCGATTAACTTGCTTATACCTCTATGAAGTGTGTGCAATCCCACATGCAAGGGAGCTACAGCAATCTGAGTTTTTATATCCACAGTTGCATCTGGAGACTCTGCCACACCAACAGGTAATTCACTGTTAATTGCCATCACCTTACTCCTGCTTGCATTGTTGTAATCTGCACATTCACTAAGTGGAAGTCCCCTCTGAACTCTACATTATGCTGTAAAGCTGAAATTCTACAAGGATAGTGACCATCCACGGCTGGAGGAAGAACTACCTGTGCGCCCAAAGTGACGGCATCCATGGAGGGCAAATCTAGCACGGTGATAGGACGACCTCCTGAATCCGCCTTGACTTCCATGAGAGTAGATACAGTATCCCGTGTGAAAGAAATACCTCCAATCAGCAGACTTGCTTTGTAGTGGGCTGGGTTGAAAACTGCTGTATCTGTACTATCTATGATTGACAATTTCCCTGATTCCGCAAGAAACATCAGAGAGTTATCTCGCGCAGGCATACCAACTGCCATCGTAGGAGCGATGCTTACATAAGCATGAGGCAACCGTAATTTCCCCCATCGCTGTAAAGCAACATCATATACAAGGGCGTAGGTGAATGCAGTAGCTATAGCTAGACCGTAGCTGATAACGAAATAGCGAGAGCCTACACGCTGCATCCGATAGCGCAGTTGCGCAGGAGTTGCTGTAATTGTCAGACCTGTATGTTCTTCAAGGATGCCAGCATTTAGAAAATCCCAGACTTCTGGAAAGACTACTTCTGTACCTTGAGCACTCATACGAACAAACCCGGAAGCAGTCGCAGCGTAGTTGAAAGCATCAGTGTAAGAATGAACTGCACCTTCTGCATCCATCAAACCTGTACTGCCTGCAATGTCTTTGAAAATCCAAGGGAACTGAGAATTCCCAGAGAATGTAGCAGATATTGCCCCAGTTGTCGTGTAAATAATGAACCCATTATACGAACGATAACAAGCAATAATGGAAGAATCCAGCCCTGAGGGGCTACCGAAACCTGCGCCTGTTATAAGAGAGGGAACAAAATCCAAGGGGTCTGCTGGATTTGACCAGTAGATAAGATTCTCGCTATAGAAAATCATATAATCCCCAAACACCAAAGCACCAATGATTGGCTTTTGCGTAGGTGCTCCGCCTATCAAGACACTTGAGGGCACTCTATCTACAAAAGCAGATATTGTATCCCACTCACACATACTCTGCTCCGGCAAGAAAATGAAAGTCCTGCCACGCAGATGCAATAAGATTGGCAACTTATCTCTGTTCCCTGTCACCTGAGTTCCAGCTCCAGGCGAGCCTACAGCATAAAGGGCAGGCTGCCATGCTTCTGCCATGGAAGTAAATCTTTTAAAAAAGACCGGACGTAAGACCCCTGATTTTGCTGACATGAATCCGGCTGGGCTTAACTTTCCCGGTACTGTATCATATAGCATTGTATTCTGGTATTCTACGCAAGGTACCGCCAGTACAACATTGGAAGGAATGTCATTGAATGTGACACTCTGCATACCATCGAAGGTAGGCATAACATTCTGGCAGAATGTCACCTTAGGGCGCATCTTGCTGTATGGTTGCTGCGCGGATTGCTGTGTAATATCGTTTCCTGGGATGACAACTGTACGCCCAGCATAGGCACGAAGCAGAGGAAAATCAGCACTCTGCAAATTTAGTCTGTAGATATGTTGCATATACTACCCCTTATCATTGCAATTGCAGCGTCTCCGTAATTCTGCACATTCATTCTTGCTAACTTTGTGCGCGTATTCGCTGCTCATAACTGTTATGGATGTTGTAAGGTTTGCTATGGCTTCACGGAACTCTTTCCCTTCTGCGCGCAGAGCGCGAACTTCCCAGAGTTGAATACCCCAAAGTACAGCTAACATTGCCACTAGAGCATTAAGCAAAAAATGTTCGTCCATGTTATTTCCTATCTGATTTGTCCATTTAAATAATTATTGCGCAAACTAAGAGCTGCTTGTTGTGCCTGCTGCGAGAAATGCTGTTGCAACTCAGCATTCCCTGTCATACGGAATAGGTATGCTGCAGCTTCCAGAATAATTGCATAAGGCTCCAAATTAGCAATCCAGGAGCTATAACTAACTTCAGGCAACAGCACCGGATTAGCATAGTACCCAATTGCAAGAGAGGAAACTGCTGTAGAACTCTTAATGTTCAAATTAGTTCCAGCCAGCCACCAAATGTCAAGAATTTCCACCCCGTAGGAATCAGAAAGCATCCGTGGATTGGAGGGAGTGAAGAGTTTAGGAAGGATTGTAGGTGTAGCTGCACCTGACGTATCTCGTATGTAAGAGATACCCTTCATCGTTGGAAGACTTAGGGAGGTGTTGATTACAACATTCACAGCAGAAGGAGCTACGGGGTAAGTAAGTTCCACCAAGTCCCTCGCAAAATTATCCATAGAATGGAGTTTAGCCGTAGCCATGCGAAGGGCAGATTTAGTTTCTGCAATCAAATCTGGGCGGTTTGTGATTGTATATACTTCTAGCAGCATATCTGCGAATAACATTTCGACCTCCTGAGTTAATAATCTTTAATGATGCCTCTTTGAGGGAGGCATCAGAACAGATTACTACGCTGCCTGTTCTACAGTTTTAACTTCTTCGTAGTAGCCCAAGCGAACCATGTCACGCAGTTCTGTAATTTCTTTTGCGTTGGATGTAGCATACAAACCATCCACACCAAAGAAACCTTCGTGACCATCGCTGAAAACGAAACGGGAAGAAGGTACTGATGTTTTGAAAATAACAACTGGGGTTGCTGCCATGATTTTCTCCTATTAACCCAATGCGCCAGCAGTCAAATTAGTGACAACTGCATTGGCTGCTGCATTCTTGAACATTGCGGTGCATTCTGTTGTGTATGTACCACCCATACCGTCGATACCATTGTCAACTTGGTAGCCACGATTCAGACGAGGGTCGTTAAACATCAACACTTCTGTCTGCTTGCCACCCAAGTATGCAATATTGAAACTTGGAATATCACACACAATCATCATCTTCTGACGAGCCAAACCACCACCTGTCAACAATGGATGTTCCATCAAACGAATGTCACCACGAGGCAAGCGCAAAGTTGTGAAGCGCAGACCAAAGTCATTGCGTTCGGGCAACAATTGGTAATTACCATTCAAGCGACCAATCTGGTTGATTACGTTGAATGCAGTCTTACCTACGAAGGCGATACGCTCGCTACCACCACTCAGGTCGGATTGAGTATCAAACACAGGGTCAATCATTGCTTGCAACTGAGTGAAGTTGGTTGTAGCTGCTGCGATGGTGTAGTTCGCAGGTGCCAGTTTCTTGACGGTGGATACAATACCATCCATTGTAGTCAAGCGTTGACCGTTTACAGTTTGTGCAACTGCTGCACGTTCACCAAACAGCAAAGCATTTTCAATGTCAATTGCGTGCAACAAAGCTGCATCCCGCTTGTTTTCTGCTGCCATACCCTCGCCTGCATTCATCACCAATTGCTGCATGGTACGAGATACCGCGAAAGAGTTGCGGAAAATCTGAGTTTCATTCTGAACTTCAACCATCTGGATGGCGGAAGCTACAGGACGCAGCGAGCCTTGTTCCTGCGCATTACCACTGGAGCGAGCAGCTACACCAATGGCGATAGCAGCAGCAGGAGTCCAGCCAGTAGCGCGAGCAACTGTCAAGGTTGTGGGGGAGTTGACAGCCATTACACGCATCTGTTCACCAGTTGTATCCACCTGCAACAACATACCTGGGATAATGTCAACTGTGGAAGCAACTGTCAGCAAGGTGTCTGTAGCCAAAGCGGCTACTGTCAATGTGACGCTGGCAATAACCAAAGTCTTACTCAGATAACCGTGAACTGTATTGATTGCAGTTTCTGGTTTCATTTCCCCTGTCATTGCGAACAGAGGGGAACTACCACCGGGGGCGATGCGCAGAATGGCTGCGGCTAATGAAGGCTTGATTGCATTTGCTGGAACCGAAGCCTGACCATACATACCTAAAGGCATAATATACTCCTAGTTAATTGTTTGTTAAGCTGACTAGATAATCAGCACAGCCCATGTAGCGGCTGCTGTACGCGAAATGCGCAAAGTGACTGCAGAATTTGCAGGCACGACAGTGACAGAACCTGCGAGGATTGTGAACCCTACACCCGGCGCAATAGTCATCGCCACAGCGGACAGGTTGTTCAACTTCATGCTGTAGCGGATACCACCACCTACAAGTTGCTTGGGATGCATAGCTGCATCCATCAAAGCCCCGGTAGGCAAAGTGTCTGTGAACGCTACTGTCGGACCGCTGCGGTCATACTCATACGCCATAAGTTCCGCACCTGTGAATACACCACCAGCGGTTGCAGTATCTGTGACGACAGCGGGCAGAGGAAGTTTCGGGGCTACCATAGCATCAGCAGACCAAGAAGCTACGCCCAGTTTGGTAATACGTACCCAAGTGCCACCTGCAATAATCTGCAAAGGCGCAGGAGTTGCAAAACCTACACCAGGGTTGATTGTCCACAGATAATCAGTGTGATTCATGAACTGAACTACCCAGCTATCACCAATAGCTACGTCAGGCATTGCAGCATCCATAGCTGCGCCTGTAGGAAGCGTATCAATGAAAGCGGAGGCAATTACAGCATCACGCGTATAGACATTGCACAGCAATTCTGCTGGAGTAATGGTATTACCGACTGGGTTAACATCCAGCACAGAACGCAGCACTACAGGAGTAGCAGTGGAAAATAAAGCCTCCTGCTGCATACTACCGTTAGCAAAAACAATATTACTTTTTGGCATTTTTATTGTCCTTCCATTAAGAATGAGAAATCAGTAGAACCCTTAGAGCCTTGTGCAGGTTCAGCAGGAACCGCTGCTTGTGGGGTCATTCTCTTCGCCAGTTCCTGCATGTACACTTGGGTACGTTGTGCAACTTCGGCAGCAGAGATATGTGGGTCAGATTCCGCAATCTGTTGCTGGATTGCTGTAATCATTGGTTTGAAAGTTGGGTCTGCAAATTTAGAATCTGCTGCCAGTTGCTCAGCAGATGCAAAGTTGCGGAATTGCCCAGGCAATTGGGCTTGGAAATCTTCCATCTGCTTCTTCACTGTTGCTTCTGTAAGTTTGGAAGAAGCAAGCAAAGCTTCAGTGAAACCTGCACGGGATGCTCCATTCAGAGCTGTACGCAAAGCTGCTTCATCGCCTTTCAGCGCAGCAGATAGCAAAGTAGGGTCAACCCCAGTTGTGAAATCTGCTTGGTCTGCAACTTGTTTGATTTGCTCACGTGTGATGCCAGTCAAGGGAGAACTTCCTTTTTGACTGCCTGTATTATTCCACAGATTAGCCATCCAATCAACCTCGGATTTCGGCTCTGCTGGCTTGCTAGTAGCAGGGGCTGCTGCCTGAGGTGCTGGTGCAGCGGCTGGTTTCTTTCCACCAAATAATTTGTCCATAATACCTGACATGATTCTACTCCTTTTAGTTGAGAATTAAAGTTAATACGTCCAGCTTACCTGCCAGGTAAGCCTCTTCCTGCACAAAAGATTGAATATCCAGCGGATTCACTTTCAATTCAAGTTTATCTACGCATACCTGATGGCGTAAGTTTTGCAATTGTCTGCGTTGCACGTCTGTTAAGGAGAGACCTTGCTGCGTCTCCTCCTCAGTTAGATTGAATTTTTCAAACGGGTTGTCCTGCATTTGGCTCTCCTTGAGGTTGAGGTTGAGGTTGTTGCTGAGGTTGGATACGGAACTTATCCAAATCTTTCATCCCTTGAGTTTTCAAGTAGTACATCATGAATCCCACTACATCAAATTGCTGCTGCAATTGGGGAGAAGTACCAAAGATTTGTAGCACTGTCTGGAAAGTATCTGCCCCGATCAGTTTATCTACTGGCATCAATCCATCTGCAACCTTAAACACTAGGGCGCGTTTGCGCAACTCTAGGGGATTTACTTGAACTTCCATCCCCTTCTCACGGTTATACACAAGCTGCTCTTCTGCGTATTGCAAGATATTGAGAAGGAGGATTTGTTTTAAGGGAGTGAAAACCTGGGCTTCCAGAAATTGCGCCACAACTTGTAGCCGCATGTTTCCATTTGCCATAATGTTTTCAAACTCATGGCGCGTTTTATTTCCCTTGACAAACTGACCTTGCTGTGCTTGGTTGATGCCATTAACTCTATCCCCAAAACCGGCAATAACTTGCATCTCTCCCAATGCTGCTCCACTCTGGTCATTGCGGAAAGGGAAAGCGTACACAGCATCCCCAATAGGTTGATGCCCATAAGCAGAGTTGCGTACAGGAATACGAGCTACGGGATTCTTAGTGTTGATATCAGCTTCATTGATACGTGAAGGGTCATAGAAGAATCTGTCCATGATACCTTGACGTTTTTCATGCAAGGAAGAATTAACCAAAGCAGACGCAACATCTTGGAATGGCATTGCATTCTCTGCCAAACTCTTAGTTTGGTAGCGCAACATATCTTCCAATGGCTGTGCCACTAAGATAGGCAACCAATTATGCGCATTGGTTTGGCGTTCAGCCAAGACCAAAGTTGTACCATTCACCAGGATAAACTTCCACACCTGAGGGGTATTGGATGCAGATACTTTCATGTCAAAGTCACTGGGCAGGATACGTGCATACAAGGTAATCACCTCATAAGTATCCTTATAATCCAAGTCACCAGACTTCTTCTCCTTCCACATAAGGAAGCTAAAGTCTGTAGGGTCGTTGCCGTTGCTTGAGGCAAATAGCTGGCGGTTGATTTCTGGGGTATAAAAGATGCCAGAATCAGAGCCTTGTGCTGCGAATATCTCAGACGCAGGAGAGGCAAGTCTCTCCCCTAAGTCATTCACAAGTTGCTTGAAGCGAATACGACCCATGCGCTCCACATAACCAGCGAACTCCCCACTCTTATGTACTTCTGCTGGTGGAACTGAGGAATCCCAGAAAGTGTTGTAGATATCCAAGGCTTTGATTGTATTCCCAGCCCAGAGAGTTTCTTTTGGTCGCCCAGTTTTGCGTCCTTTTGTAATATCCAAGTCCGAAGTTTCCACAGAGAATACTGATTCTTCTGTCCAGTTTACTTCCAGTGCCCCTAAGTTGTACTTAGCTGCAGAGCGGAAGAAAAGATTCAGCTCGCGTGACCAACCTCCGCGAATTCCGTGCTCTGCCATCAGAGTATCCATCATCAGCGCAGCATCAATGTTGTCTTTGTCCGCTACAACAGGGAAAATAGGGGTCTCTGTGAGAAAGATATTGTGCAGAGTAGCTACAGCAGTCTCAATCTGAGGCATCACTACAGGCACAGTAATATCTTGGATGCGGCTCTTATCTCCGTAAGCGTTGGAGATAGCTGCCATTGTATGCTCATACCCCCAGTTCCCCTCCCGTGCGTAGGAAAGGTCAATGTTGCGCAAGCGATTGCGCATTGTATCTTTATGGTGGGAGGATTGTGCGGCAGCCTTACAGAAAGTAGCGAGCTTTGCTCTCTCTACTTTCGAGGGCTTGAAAAATTTATTTACTTCGGTCATGGAAATCTCCTAAAAAGGTGAGTTATCTTCTAAATCCAGCACTCTTGCTCCGCTGTAAGTATCTGTGAATAGTGGAGAAGCTATAGCTCCCCAGAATTCTTGGATAACTTGGTAAGCATAAGCAAGCACATCCAGTATATCATCCTTGTTATCTCTCTTTAATGGATGCCAGTTGGAGAGTTGGTATATAACTTCTGAGTGTACATCAGGAGAAAGCTGCAACTCCCCTTTAAGCATCTGGTTGAGGGCTTCACGGATGCGGTAATTCTTACTCCCTCGTGGCTGCAGCTCAGCAAAATTGATGCCAGCATAACCCAAAGTTGAAACTGCACGCTTAAACCAGAATAAGAGAGATTGCTGGTAGGCTACTGCCTCCACCGCTATGAGGGAGCAGCGAGTTTCTGACGCTAGGGACAGGGCAGAACTGATTAAATCCCCTGGAGTCCATTTACCTACTAGGAGTTTCATCAGGCAGGGCTTGCCATCACGCACCTCAAAGTACCCAATAACAGAATCATCACTGGTAGTTTTGCTGCCAGCAGGGTCAATCACAATGAAATTTCCTAAGAATGGCTCTGCTAGAAGCTCAGGAGGAGCAGGAAGCAACTTGCCCAAGTCTATACCACTCTTGCCATTGGCAGTATCATCATTCAGAACCTCTGCCAGGAAGATGTCTCCCTTACCCAGGGCTATGTCATTACGATATTCTTGCAGAAGTTGCTCTGTGCTCTGTAGCTCTTCCCATAAACTCTTGCCATCTGCGAGAATTCCACCAGCAATGAAGCTAATCCACTCTGCATTCTTCTTCAAGATGCGCAGGATACTCCCTTGGAATGGGTACATATTTCCTACAAAGATGGTTGTGCAGCGTGCCTTGGAGGCAGCTTTCATCAAAGTTCCTGTCATCCAAGTTAATAGCTGGTCGGAGATAACAGGGGATGCTGCTCCTTCCCAGTCTTGCATATCATCCATGAGGATAACATCTGGGCGTTTGTTCTTTCTGTTGCGTCCTCGAACACTCTTGCTCCCTGCGCCTACGGCGGCAAGGATAATGTTGCGCCCTTGAAAGGTGAAAACTTTCAGGGATTGTGTATCTTGCTGCAACCCAACCTTCCAGTCCCCGAAGAGGGCTAGAATGTTAGGTTCACTAAGCATATCATCTACATCACTGAGGATGGATTCAGCTAAGTCCGCTGTGCGCCCGACGATGAGAATGTAGTTCCTATCTGTGTGCAGGATGATATATAGGATGAGGAGCTTCATCACTGTTGTTTTTGCAAACCCACGGGGAAGACCTACAGCAAACTTGCTGAACCCTTTCGGATTCATTAGTTCTGTGGTAAGTAGCTGCCACAGTAACTTATAAAGTTCTGGAAAAGGGAACTCATACAAATCAGGGAGAGCCAGCATCGCCAGCGCATCCATGTTTTCTTTGGTTGCTTGTACGATTGGCACTCTCTCTAAGCCTACGACTGGCATCTTTCAGCTCCTTTGCTTTAGCGAGAAGGTCTGCGGCTCTTGCCTGGTCAGATTTCTTCTGGTGATATTCCGTAATTAACAACAATCTCTTTGCGTTGTCCATCATGCTCTCCTTTCAAAGCAAGTAGCCCTGCGGGCGGCATGGTAGCTAGGCTGCGTCCTCCAGCTTCTACAACTTCCCCCAAGGAGGATATGCGAAACTGCTTGACTGCGCTCTCTGGAATAGTAAGCTGCACAATGTTCACGGTTGTAGATGGGGCTTGAGTTGCCCCTCTGCGCTTCAAGCTGTTCACGCGGGATAAGATATCTGTGACATCTTTTGGACGAGTTATGTAAGGCAGCATAGCTGTGAGTTTCTTTAGCAGCGCGTCCTCTACATCATCCAAGGCTGAGTTAAATCCTGCAGCTTTCTCACTGGTAGCTGCTCGCAGACTTTGAACATCCAGAGCAAAGTCCTCATCGCTGAGGAGCTGCGAGATATAACTCTCAGATATGCCTAGTGCAGAAGCCACATTAGCTGGAGTATAACCGCTGCCAAGCATATTCTTAATTCTGTTCTTCATGGCGACCTCCTAATTAGGGCGTATTATATAGAGGTGAGGGTAGCAGGTCAACATAGGAAGTTAGTAGCGGGGTAAGTTCCTTTGCTGCAAGCAGTCCAAAACTTTAGAAAAAAATTTACGTCGTCGAAGGAATATCTGGCAGCTCCGACCCTCAAAAAGCCCTCTACCCCTCACCCTAGGTGAGAAACCTGTTCACGCGCAACCTACCAAGGGCGAAGGCAAAGGAGAATGCGAACGCGAGGCTGGCGATAATGTTAATGATAATGATAATCATTCTCACCAGAACCCTGCGCAAGGTGAGCAAGGCGCAAGGTAAGAGAATCTAAGCAAGAGCGCGACCGACGAACGGTAGATTTTACCTGACGAACGGTATAGACAGGGGGAAGGGATGCTATATAATGCAATCACTGAAACGAAACAAACATAGCAAGAAAGCGAAGGAGACAAGGGGAAACTTAGGGGCAAGGACGACTTCCGAAATATATGCGAAATTTCCATAATTTCCATTATTTCCAAC